GCTTATCTCGCTTGACTGCTAAGGCCTAGCTGTATACCTTACTCAAGTAACTTGGCTCAGAGGCACCAGTGCTTCGCGCTAGTAGAGAGTGGTCAAGTTGTCTCTACCTCAAGACCCCTAGAGTTATGCCTAGGGGTTTTTTGTTTTAGGCGTCAATTGCTTCGGCGTCAGAGGGGCTTTTTTTTACTCCCCTTGCCATCCTTATATTAATTTACATACTATATATATAGATGAGTATACCATTACCCCCAGGCACAACCGCCATAGCTACGAGTGAGGACACTAGTTTAGACCAGTCGTCAGTCTCGTTCATATTAGACACTACGTTGAGTGTTGACCACAGGGATGACCCGAATGTGTTACGTTACATTCAATCATACTTGGCTTGTAGAGATAACAAGCAAGCGTGTGATGAGGTGGGGATACATTGGAAGAGTGGGCAGGCTTTGCGTCGTCGTCCCGACATTCATAATGCCATTAGTAAAATAACAGACGCTTCATTAATGCGACATGGGTTTGATGCCAGTGAGGTCGTAGAGAAAGTGAAAGAGATTGCTTTCGTAGACATCGGCGAGATAGAGGATGAGGATGGGACTTATAAAACGAGTCTAAGAGCTTTGTCACCTGAGTTTCGTAGAGCAATTAAGAAATTTAAAGTTAAGAATACATTTAGTACGGACCCTAATGGTGTTCGAGTAATTAGTGGTGAGATCATTGAAGTAGAGATGTGGGATAAGATGAAAGCAGTGGACTTACTTGGTCGTGAGAAGAGTTTGTTTAAAGAGACCAAGAGAATAGAGCATGACATTGCAAATAATATGAAAGACGTACTGCTTGAGTCAACTAGATTAGCAGATGCTCAAGCTCAAGAGATGCGTGATGTAGAAGAGAGTAAGGTAATAGATGTCAGTAAAAAAGAGTAATGTCTTAGGGTTCTATGACGAGATGTACTATGTGCAATATTACTTTATTGTAGGGTGGTCGTGGGATGACTTTCAAAAATGGTTGAAGAAGAGGTTTGCTCATCAGTCAGACTCTAACCGCCCAGAGGGTTGTCACATAGCTTTTTACCACGAGAAGACTGACCAGAATGTACATGTAATATACTGCAAAGCCAGTAGAGGTATGAAACGTCAAAGTACAATGCTACATGAGTGTGTCCACGCAGCTTTCTGGGCACTTGGTAATGCAGGGGTTGGATTAGATAAGTCGAATCACGAGCCGTTAGCATATTTAACAGAGCTATTATATAAGAAGGGGATGGGTGAGAAATGATTAGCGACACGCCAATTCCCACACCTGAGGACATTGAGGTTTTTAAAAAAGCTCTTGATGAGAACAGATATGACTTCTGTAAGTTGGCGTACCTATTATTTCCGTTTGGACAAAAGGGACATGCACTAGAGCACTTCAGACCCTACTCTTGGCAGCTTGAAGAGTGGCGTAAACTCTCACTTCACTTAAGCTCACCTAAGACTAGGTACAGAGCCTACAGGCTTTGCATATCCTCTGGTAACGGAGCTGCGAAGACAGCCTGGGGTGCAATGACATATCTAATGTTAATGTACACACAAAGGCTTAGAGGACGGATCACTGCTAATACTCAACCACAGATGAATTCAATCGTATGGCCTGAGTATGACTTATGGTTTCGTCACGCAAGGTTTAGTGAGTTCTTCTTTGAGAAATTTGGAACATCTATAAAAGCCAAGAACGCTAAGCTAGCTGAGACATGGCGGCTTGATGCAGTGACTTGGAATGAGCAATCACCTGCTAGTATCTCAGGGCTCCATAATAAAGGTGGAGCAATCATATATATCTTTGAGGAGGCTCCAGGTATCCCATCTGTAATTTGGGATTACGCTGAGGGTGCTTTTACAGAGACAGGTACAATTAAACTATTCTTGGCCTTTGGTAACTCGGATGACCCTGAGTCACAGTTTGAGCAAAACATGGATTCACCTCTGTGGAAGAGCAGGCGAATTGATACTCGTGAGCTGAAGCATATTGATCCACAACAGATAAAAGACTGGTTGTTGAAGGCCGGTGGAGATGAGGACGACGACGACTTCAGGGTGCGCGTGCGAGGGCTTCCTCGTAAGACAGCCAAAGACTCGATCATTAAATTAGAGAGTGTGGTCGCAGCCCTAGAGCGCAGGAAGAAGTTCAAAGTAGACAGTGTGAAAATGCTCCCGTGCATACTCATGTGCGATCCTGCCTGGAAGGGTGATGATGACACTACCATCTGGTATAAGCAGGGTAATTATGCCAAGATGTTAGACAAATATAAGCTTAGAGACTTACAAGCCGATCACCAGCATACGTTCAATAGACTGTGTCATTGGGAGAGAGAGTTGCAAGTGGATGCCGTTCACATAGATCAAGGTGAGGGTACTGGTATTATGACTCTGGCTAATAACGCTCAGAAGACCGGCTGGGAGCTGATTGCTTTCTCGAACACTCCAACAGATGCCATGGACTTTAAAGACAGTGAGTACGGTAATATAAGGGCTCAGATGTACTACCAGGGTAACGAGTGGTTGATAGCTGGTGGAGTTTTGGATGCTGAGAACGAGAAGTGGATCGACGACATTAAAAAGCAGCTTTGCTGGACCAAGGGGACTAGACATAAGACTCATGGTAAAAAGATGGCAGAGCCTAAGCTAGATATTAAGACTCGTGTGGGTAAATCGCCCGATGTTGCTGATGGGTTTGTTCTTGGCTTTGCTAGGGATATTCAAGAGCGTAAATGGGAGAATGAATCTAATCAACAAGCTGGGCTTTATACTGGCCAAACATCCATAAAAATGCCTAAACACGATTCACCTTACGTAGAAGAAGACCACGATGACTTATACAATTAGCCATTGACTAGATCTACTATATAGACAATCATCATAATTTATAGTGCGATGCGTAGCGGGGTGTCTATATGGGAGTTTTAGACGATGTTTTTAAAGAGTTTGAAAGAGTGGTTGATGAAGCGACTAATTTCGTAGAGGAAGACCTCGGTGGAGCGGTTAATGCTTTTACTCAATTTGCTACGTTTGGTCAAGTAGGCTTTGATGAAGAGACAGGTCGCTTTACTCCTGGTGCTCAAGTGCGACAAGGTAAAGAGTTCGTAGGTGAATTGACTGGAGCTAACGCTCAACGAGCTGCACTTAATGAGGGTAATGATAGGTTCTTACTTGAACAGAAGCGTAGGGAAGGTCTGCGAGATGACAAACTTCAAAGAGACTTTCTAACTGACGTTTACAGGTCTAGACAAGCAGAAATTAGTAGAAACAGATCAAGCACGAGTAGGTCACGCACTAACTCAGACCTTGGTGGTGGGCGAGATTTTATAGGCTCAGATGAACAAAACTTCTTAGGGCTATGATGAGATATCCATATACTAAAAGACAATGTGAATACCTTAGATACCAAGCTAGGCAACGGTTTGACAAAGTCCGTTCCACTTGGGTTGACTCTTGCAAATGGGCATTACCTCATCGTAACAACTGGCTTTTATCGCAAGTTGAAGGTGAGAGAAAGAATCAACACATTGTTGACTCTACTCATGTACTAGCCTTGCGCTCGTATGTAGCGGGGTTTTTGGAAGGCAATACGTCAGCCAACAGGCCATGGTTTAGACTTGGTACTGGGGACGCAGAGAAGAATCTAGTACCTGAAAATCATCAATGGCTCGATAAGTTGACTCGAAGAACCTTAAAAACTCTGTCAGCTTCTAACTTTTATCACGCTGCTGGTGAGTTCTATTATGACTATGGTGTCGTAAATAGTGGGGCTCATTATGTTGAGGAGCTTCCTGGTGGAGAGTTATATTTCCACACACTCATACCTGGTTCATATTTTGTAATTAATAATAGTTATTCTGAGGCTGTAGTTCTAGTTAGAGAACTGTCATTAAGTGTCAAAGCCCTTGTCGATAGATACGGTCCTAGAAAAGAGAATGGTTCACGTGACTGGTCTAACATCTCAGATCGTGTGAAGAAGCTCTATGAAGACAGTAACTACACTCAAACTATTGAAATTGTACAAGTAATTAAAGAAAACGACGACTTTGATCCTGAAGAACCTCAAGCTTTACTTAATAAGAAGTGGATAGCCATGACTTATGAGACTGGTGAGAGTAGAGGGGATTTATTCCAGGATGGTCAAGACAACACGGAATTAGCTAATGAAGACGAAGGTAAATACCTCGAAGTTGCAGGATCGAAAAGAAAACCATTCATTGTGGGCAGATCAACTACCTCGAACAATTTCGAATGGGGAGAAAAAGGCCCTACTACCGATGCTCTTGGCCTTATCAAATCCCTCAATAAGAAAGCGATTGGTAAAGATCAAGCCCTCGAACAGATGCTTAGACCTGCTTTACAAGGTCCAGCCAATTTAAGAAAATCATATATCACTACAGCTTCTAACAGTTTCATCCCCCTTGATGCCAAGTCGATAGCACAGAAAGGGTTGCGCCCGGTTTTTGAAATTAACCCTGCAATAGGCGCACTCATTCAAGATGTAGGAGACATGAGGCAACAGGTTGATAAGCTGTACTACGCTGACTTCCTACTGTTTTTAAGTAGTAACCCTAAGACTAGGACGGCTACTGAGACACAGGCTGTAGTGGATGAGCAGAAGCTTGTCATAGGGCCTAATTTACAGAGTCTTAATTGGACATATAATGTGCCCATAATTGACTTTGTGATGGAGTTCGTGCTCGACGTTGATCCGTTACTGCCTCCACCTCCTCGGGATCTTGAGGGTCAATTTTTAAGACCTGAGTTTATATCAGTATTCGCGCAGGCTCAAAAAGCTGCTGACTTACCTGCGGTTAATAGATATGTGGCGATGATCAGTGATGTAGCACAAATAAATCCTGCGGCTTTAGACAAACTCAACGTTGACAAGCTCGCTGACATTTACGAGGATCGTTTATATTTACCTGCTGGACTTAATAACCCTTCCGAGAAGGTTGAGGCCATGAGACAACAGGCGCTAGCACAGCAAGAGAGGCAGCAAGGAATAGAAGAGTTAACTAAGAAATCTATCGCTGCCAAGAATGTAGGCTTGCAAGTAAACCAATCAGGAGGAAATTAAGTGAAATGTTTCTCATTAATCTTTTTATTACTATTTAGTTTCGATGCACTTGGAGCCGTAATATCAAACGAAAAAGCCACTAATGTCAGGAACATAACGCCTACTGTTTCAGCTGTGACTGTAGATTCTGCCACTAATGTGACCAGCGCTACTTGCTCATGGTATAGAGATAGTAAATTTATGATAGGCGAGTGTGTGGTTCTTTGGGGAGGCGCGGGTTCCGGTTCACCTTTCACTGTGACAATCCCAGACTCGAAAGTAATGGACACAGACTTCTTAGCTGGAGGCACTGCTACAGGCAATGCTGGAGCTTCTATCCTTGGCGCTGCTGTCTGGTTTGATAGTGGTAATACTACTTTTGATGGAATGGTCCAGTATGCTTCGACTACTACTATGAGCTTTATCATAGGGCCCGCACCACTAGCTGGAAGTGTGTTTGCAGATAATGATGGGTTAAAGTTTAATTTTAAGGCACCTATAGTAGGTTGGTAATACTTTTTAAAATTTAATAATCAAGGGAGATTAAGATGGGAAAATTAATGTTATTATTGGTGATGTTTTTCACCTCACTCACAGTACAAGCTTTTGAAGGAATTAACGGCACAACGAGTTTGAAGTTATTTAATCAGATCCAATGTAGTACAGGTTTATCTTGCTCACGGAGTTTTGGTAAGTTTGTCATGACCTCAGCAGGTTCACCTTCTTATACTACCCTAACTGTAAGTGGAGCGAGTATCTTAAGCGGTGCTGTGACTGGTGACGGTGGAGATGCTTTAAGTGGATTCTTAATGGCGCAAGTCGCAAGTATAACTGGCTCCTTAACTCTTGCTCAGTGCGGTTCAACTATCGTAAGTGACAGTGCAGATGTCATTGTCCTACCCGAAGCTTCGACAGCCCTTGGTTGTAGATACACCTTTGTGTGTGGGACGGCTGATGACTTCGATGTCGATCCAGCAGATGCAACTGATGTCATTGGTATCACAGGGTCTATTACAGGTACAAACACTACGACTGTCTTAGCGCCTTCTGCTGGAGATGCTTTGAGGTGTACCGATGTTGGGGCAGGTTTTGTGTTAGAAGCTGTGGCTAATGACTTGTGGGCTGTAATAAGCACAAATGGAATCATCACGGACGTAAACTAAAATTGTATGGAACAACCAAGCATAACACCAGAAGAAATCAGAATGAGGATCGAGCACAGGGATGTTTTGCTCGATCTTCGAGCTGTACTTGCCTCAGTATCAGGTAAGAATGTATTCAAATATTTAATTAAAACGCTAGATGTTGCGGAGTTACCTGAAGTAGGGTTAACCGGCGAGTTATTGATAGAACGAGTCGGCTCATTAAGAGCTGGTAATTCTATATTTAAACTCTTGTCGGAAGCCAACGTAGAGGTTGCAGCTGCACTTTTGGCCAAAGTTGAGAAGGAGAAGCAAGATGTTCTTTACGCGGAAATTCAAGAGGGATAAAGTTACAGACGTAGTAAGTGGTGGTGTCGGCGGTGGTAATATACCCCCAGTAGTTCCACCTGTTGAGCCACCGGCTACACCAGTAGTGCAAGACATTACGCCTGTACCGGGAGAGAAGAAATTTGACGATGACGGGTATGAAATCATCGAGGAACCGGGAGCGGAAGAAACAGACGAAGTCGTCCCGCCCAAAGAAAACCCGAAGCCCCCAGAAGAAGAGATCGAAGGAGAAAACATTACAGGGTACGACCCTGAAAAACCTCCAGAAAAGCCCTCAGAAGAGGTCAAACCTCCTATTAAAGACGAGCCACCTGTCGTTGATGGCAAAGAGATCAAGCTAGATTTAGTGGGCCTTGATGAGGACGCTCAAGCCAAGGTGAATGAGTTTGTTAAGAAGCATGGCGTTAATGAGAAGGTTGGTCAGGCTTATGCAGATGACCTCAAAGCTGACAAAGCTCAAGCAGCTGCTAACGCCGCTCAAGATGCCCAAGATGCCAAGAATAGACTAGTGGAGACTCGCAGAGAGTGGTTCGAGGAGTTGAAGACAGATAAGGACTTTGGTGGGGAAAAGTTTGCCTTTAATGTTAAGCAAGTCCACAAGGTGGTCGAGGATTTCATGCCTAACCTTAAAAAACAGTTGACAGCTATGGACGCAATGATGCCTCCTTATGTTATGAAAGACCTGGCGAAGTTGGCCGGACACCTGTACGGAGCTAAAACTCTAGCTACAGGTGATCCACTACCACCAGCGCCGGAGGTTAAGGAAGATGACCCCTTGGCCTTTTACGAATGAATCTTAATGGGAGAAATTAAATGGCTGCACTCGGAACAAAACTCGTAACACTTGCTGACGTTG